TCATTTACTTTTTTAATATTGGGCAATATATCTACAAATTCTTCTTTAGGCAATGAATTAATATTTATATCATAGTGAGGATTGTAATCGCCTGTTACGGTAGTTGTATCATTTGTACTGAATGTTGTATCTGAATCTAAGGATACATTGATTACTTCATCATTACTAAAACTATAATTGTGTGTGTCTTCAGTAGTTATAGTAATTGTTCCATTATCAAGTTCATACCAACCAAATCCACTTTCATCTGGAGCCATTGACTTAGTCATCGTAATATCCTAATGCTTCCATATGGCCACGTATTTTTTCCATATTTTCTAAAACACCTGGCCAATCTTCGTTTTGTATCATTTCTTGAATTTCTCGACAATCATCAAGCATCTCAGGACGCTCAGGCCATTCGTCAATATCATTTAGAACGTGTTTTGCAGTATCTTCAAACCACATAATTCCTTCTAAAAATTCTCCTTCATCTAAGTATTCAACTGCACGTAATACCATCCAATAGATATTATCCTGTTCTTTTAATTCACTAGAATGCATTTTTACTCCTTTCTAAATTATACTGGTCTAAACACATATCTTCAATTGTTTTTGTTAAAGTAACAAAATTAGATAGATCATCTACTATACTTATAACTGCATCTCCTTCTCTTCTAGGAGCCTCAACAATTTTTAATTTTTTACCTGTTACCTTTTGCATAGTATCTAAAACTTCTCTTACAGAAAATCCAGTATTACTACCTAAACATTCGTATGGCGTATTTTGTGGACCTGAATCTACTGCTTTTACTATTGCATTTGCTAAATCAACAACGTGTATATAATCACGTATACACGTACCGTCTCTAGTATCATAATCTGTTCCATAAACTTTTATTTCTGGGAGTCTTCCGGTAGAAGCAAGAGAAGCAACACGGATAAGATGAGTAGCATCGCCCAACTGCCTGTTGACTCCGTCAGTGCCGCTAACGTTGAAGAATCTAAATATGGTATAACCATTTGCTTTTTCCTTAATTACGTCTTCTGCACCAACTTTACTTCTAGCATATGGTGATGCCATTTCCCAAGCACTACTTGTACTAGCAAATAGGAAATGATTAGTATCGATGCAATTAAGCATATTTGCTGTACCCATAACATTAACACGATAATATTCTGTAGGTTCTTTTAAACTATCTGGAACAACGCTACGTCCTGCTAAATGCACTACTGCATCATAACTCTTGTGAGGTATTACATCACTTGTTACGTCTGTAAGTTCATATTTGTGTAGATAATGTTCTACATTATTATATTCTCCGTGTATATTGATATCCCACCCTGTAACAGTATGTCCGTGTTGAGAAAGTAATTTTACAACATGACTACCTATATAACCATTACAGCCTGTGACTAAAACTTTCAATATTTTGTCTCCGCTACGTGATCTCTATAACGATTTGTATCTCTGCGCCATTGTTCGCCATCGCCTTGCATTATATCAATATATCTGTCAATAGTAGCACTAGTCCAATCACTAATTTTTCCAATATCTCTATGTGGAGATTGTATCAATTGACCTAATTTATTAAATGCATCTGTAATACTCCATGGAATATACATACGTTCATGGCAATTTGCAAATATCTCAGGAAAACTTCTATATGCAGGAAACAAAACATTACAACCTAATGCATCAGCTTCACTTACTGTATTACTTGTCCAGTCTTGTAAAGCACAATTAAATAGTACTTTACTATTATTTAGAATATTATAATAATCGTTTTTCTTTTGATTTTCATAAATTTCTATTACACCTCGAGCTTCTAATTGTCTTGCACGTTCGATGTATTTTGGATTATTACTTCTTAACGGCCCACCTTGCACAATAGCAAATTTCATGCCATCTATAAATTCATGCTTTTCTGCTAGATCCATAAAGAAGTCAGGCTGTTTTTCTTGATCAAATCGTGCCGCAAAAACTATTCTATTTTCGCGTTCATTCCAAGGCATTATATTGCCTACTCTAAGTTGCACTTCAACTTTATCAAAAGCAAGTCCGCTAATATTGTAAAGTGGTGCTTTCCAGTTTGCTATTTTCATATGTGCAATCATTTCTTCGTTACTAGCCAACACGCCTGTAACAAATTCATTGCACATTTCTTCATACAAACTCATCCATTTTCCCATACCCCAAACGTGTACAAAGTCATCTGGATCAACTGCTTGTGCTAAACAACGTATCCAAACTTGTGGGCGTTCTTCTACTGGAATCTGGTCCATAATATAAGGTAACGACTCCATTCCAGGCTGAAACATATCTTCAAAGAAAACTATATCTTCACCTGTAACTTCACCGTTACGCATCATTTGTACAAGATTCATCATTTGCGACATAGCGAAATAGCTTCTGCCATGGGCATCTAGTACCTGGCCAACTTGTATCGACTTTGTGTTGTCTATAGTTGTGCCAGGTACACTTACCCAGTCAATGTTTCTGCGTTGAAATGTACGCCTACTCCATTCTTCTAATTGTAATGTGTATCTGCCTTCGTAAGGCTCTAGGCCCATATAAAACAGTTTTCTCATTATCGCCTTCCTTTGTTTCGGCTTTTGGCACGTATCCAATTTTTATATTTTTGGAAAGCCTGCCATACCCTAGCTTCTGACTTATATAAGTCAGCTTCGTTAAATGGATAACCTTCAGTTCTGCAATAGTTATGCAGTTCTTCAAGGTCGTTAAAAACTTTATTTACTACCGGATTTTTGATAGTCATTTACCTTTTTCCTTTTCTTTTAAGGGTAAACAATTTGACAGCCGTTTTCGCCATCTTCAGCGACATCAATAACAACAAAGCGGCCGGGATACTTTGTGTTAATTTCTTTATATAAATCATCTGAAATCATTTCACATGACTTATGGTTAAGTTCTAGTACACTACTATCGTATAAACTTTCTAACCAACGTTTAAACTGTATAAACTCTATATCTCTATCGTTATGTGTTACTTGGATTTGTACTTTGAAATGAAAAATATGTCTATGTGCAACACCTAGAAAACTTACATCATCCCACCCGCCTGTTGCAAGTGCCGGATCGTCTTTTGCCGCAGGATACAAATGAATACCCTCTTTACGAAATGTTACCCAAATACTACGTTTAGCATTATTTAATTTATTTGTTTCGTTCATTTTTGTATCTTCCTCTCTCATTCGACGTTGCATATATTCATAATAACCTTCTTGTTGCATTTTGTCAACCTATTATTTCGTCCATAGTGTATTTAGACCAATCTGTAAAACACTCTTTAATTTTTAATTCATGCACTCTATGCACCCATACACCTGGATTAGTGCTATCAAAATCTCTGTCATCAATCTTTAAGCAAGCATTATAACCTAACTGTTCAATATACGGCAGTGGTACACTAATCATTGGAATAAAACGATTATGTTCTGTATAGCCTGATTCTAATACCCATTCAATGTCAGTATTAGGAAAGTCTAAAGTTACCCAGTAGCCCTCTTTCAATAATGGAAATATCATATCGTCATAACCGTCTACTGGTTCGAAACTCATATTTGCTCCAAGATAGATATGATTAACGCCTTTATTTTTTGCATGGAGTAAAATATCTTCAATATTTTGTAATCCAACTACAAATAAGGTTTTTTTATTATATTGAGGAGTATGCTCAACTTCTGTACCTATAAAGAAGTTTACAGCAGAGCTATCATTATCAATAACTTTATCATATGGTCTATGCATTTTTTACCTTATGTATTTCATTCCAAGTGTTAAAGCGTTTTTTTAGATATTCCTGTAATTGTTCGTCAGGATAGTTATTCTCTTTCATATTTCTTATGATATTATCTAAATCTTCCAGAGACAATTCTAGTGCTTGTAGTTTAAGGGTCTTCTCAGTGATATCCATTTACATAAACGCCTTCGCTTATTAATTCTCGTTCTATTCTATATATTTCATCTTTTAACCAAAGTTTTTCTGTCTTTAGTTTACGCAACTCTTCGGTTATAGCATTATTATATAATTTTTTTATATGACTGTCAAGCTCTTTATGCTTTGTACGGAGTTCTTCTAGTCTGCGAAGTCGTTTATCCGTATCACTCATACTATTTCTCCTCAAATAATTCTGAAAATTTTGTACTTGCATTTACTGTTTTTTTGCCAACATTTAGTCTGGTGCCTATTACTTGCATCCAAAACTTAGAATATTCTTCTATAAGATTTAAACTTTTTTGTCTATCTTTTAAACTAAAAATTTCTTCGACCACGTTTTTAAACTCAACTTTATTAAACCGTTCATCTATTAGCATATATGGATATTTACCTTGATCATATTCTCTATTGGCTCGTTGTGTGCTTTCTATATGCATCCAAACATTATGACCCATTTGTAACGCATAACTAAAACTATCCCAACTTGTTTTTCCTTCTTTACCAATTTTATTCAAATCACCTGGTTTGTAAATACAAATATCCTTCATATTAAAATGTTTACTAATTGGAGAATCTTCAAATTTTTCAAACACGTTATCAGCAATAACACCGTTACTAAACAATCTTGTGTCAGTTGAATATTTTTTATCATCAGCACTTGGACCCATCATATAACTCCACTTGCCTCTATCCTCAATACGTATTGTATGATAAATTTGACCATTTGCAGTAGCAAGAAAAGGACTTGCACAATCATATGTAATCATAAAGTTAGGATTATGATGTTTACGAACTGCTCTTTGTATATCTGTAAGCAATACTGCCCATTCTAATTTACTTGTACCAAGGAAGTGCATAACGTCATGTAAGCCTTCTTCTAGTAACCCATCATGTATTTGATTAACCAGCCTATGCAATATAAGATGAACATCACACATATTTTGTCCACCCATTGCCCACCCATTAAAGTGTGTATCTGGATATTGTTTTGGATCACAATATCCTTTAAATTCTTCATACCAGCTATCTGCATCTTTGTGATTTGTACCTTGCAAAACATTTAGTACTTTAAAATTTCCACGTCTATTCTTCATATAATAGTCTGCGTTAATATGTGTTGCATCTACTGCATCTTGATAACTGTGTATACCACTAGCTTTAGAAGCTTTTGGATCTTGAAATGTCCAAGTTGGAATATCCAACATCATTCCATAATCCATATATTCTTCCATCCAATTAACAACAAGTTCTCTTTTCTTTTGTGCTTTTGGACAATTAGGATTTTTCCAATCTCCTTCCCAAAGTCCTTTAGCAATTTGAAAGCCTCCTGAATCTCCTAACAACCAAGAAGTATTTCTGTCACGATTGCGAACCATGTCTTCTTTTTCAACGTGTTTTGTTATGTCTAGATCTGCGTGTCCTGCACTATACAACGCCCATTTATATTCAAAAGCACCTTCTTTAGAATTTAGGAAGTTCATTCCTTCCATACCGTTTAATCCGCTAGGAATACGCATTGGATCAACATACTCACTAAATCGTTGCTTGCCTATAAATGTAGCATAAAATCCACTTATACTTGGTAAAAATACTGCATAGTCTTTTTGTTCTGTAGTTAAATCGTTATTCATATTATCAACCAAAATCCATACGCCAAGGTAACATTGTATAACCAAATGATGCTAGGAATACTTCTTCTATAAAGTATAATATGGCTATTGCTATAATGGTCCTAGCCCACCAAGGCCATGTTTTTACTCTTCTCAATAATGGTGTTAATACCCATTCTACTAATCTAGTATAGGCTCCCCAAAACCGGTCACTAATACTGTAAGGAGGAGTTTTCAATATGATAAGAGCAAACGCTATCCACCATACCCAAATTGGGTGTTCTTCACTTACACCATATCCAAACATAAACGGCAATATAATTGCCGTCAAATAAAGTCCTATCCATTTTCTAAGATGGTCTAGCATTACTTTTGTTGTGCAGGTAAAATATAATCATATTTTGCCATTCCGCTATCTACACTAATCATCATTGCACCTTGATCAGTAATAGACATTTTTTTATCACCATCTAAATTTAATATAGAAAGTGTTTGTGCAACTGGCCAAGCCCATGTATGTTTTAATTCACCTTCAATATCATTTTGAAATGTAAAATTACCTGCGTGTGTTACTGCATCACCAAAATAAAAATTTAAATTGTTGTTTTCAGTTTTTACTTGAAAAACACTTTCTTCAGCGTGAGCACCTGCCATTAGTTTCATTCTACCAATTGATGCTATACTTGGCTCTAGTTCAACATCATATGTATTAACTTTGAACTTTACACTTTTTAATTTTTCTTCAATTATTGCTTTGTTCATAAATCGATAATCATTCTGGAAGTCACCGCCTTTATTTTCAAAATGTATATGTGTAGGAATATTTTCACCATTCCTATCTTCTTGTACAACGTTAATATCAGCGTTTTCTTTGTATTCAGGATTACTTAGGTGATAAGCAAGTTTTCCTAAATCCGGCATACCAAAAGTACCATCAAAATCACCTACTGGTGAATGCGTAGTAGCAGTCATAATCACACTACGATCATCTGCCATACTTTCGATCATTGTATCGGCTTCTGCTGTAATTTTAAGTGTTGTTATAAAGCCAAGTTTGTGTGTATGGCTTACAATGTCTTGTAGTATATCTTGCATATTATTCTCCTATTGTTTAATTATACGGCTTAAGTTATTATTTGTCAAGGTTTTTTCTGATCTTTTTATTATATTCATTAGCGGCTTTGAGTATATTTAGATCAATTCCAAAATTGTCTGCCGTTTTTAATATAGCATTTACATCTTTTGGAAAACAATGACCACCAAAGCCACGCTGTTCTGTGACATCTGTATGACTGCTTCCGATACGTGAATCTAACGCAATTAGTTCTGCAACTCTTTTAAAGTTGCTATCTGTGCTTTGACACAAGTCAAAAATTTCGTTAAAAAAAGAAACTTTTGTAGCAAGAAAGCTATTTCTAAAATACTTTACTAGTATAAGATCTTCTGGTTTTGCAACATCAATATTAATCTTCCCCATTGCATTTAAAAACAAGTCTTGCCAAAAGCCTACACTATCGCCTCCTATAAGTATTGTCTTATTGTTACGGAAATCTTCTAGTGCAGATTCTGCTCTTAGAAATTCTGGAGAAAAACTTATATTATTAAAAGTTCGTTGGATATACTGCCACCCTTCAATACTTATTGTACTTTTGATTAAGATTGGTACATTCTTAGCATCGTTAAGTATATCATATACATTTTGCATATTGCAGGTACCATCTTCTGCTTCCGGTGTTGCTACACATATTAATATACAGTCGCAATGACGTAAATCAGCATAGTGTCCTTTAGCAGGATCACTTATTAGTATTTCGTAGTATTCTTTTAGTGCCTCGTGATGAGCTTGTCCTACATACCCATACCCGGCAATACCAACTCTAAGCATAATCTTTTAGTATCTCCCAGGTATGTTTCCAATCTCTTACATGATATGATTTTCCGTTTCCTCTGTTTTTAATAGCTTTTGCAAGTGGTTCATCATTCCCACCTTGTTCCATTTTATCACCAAAAAATATTAAATTGTCAAATCCATTAAACTCATTTATAACTTGTGATTTATCACAGCCAGTAGGGTAAACATCAATGCCTGTTTCACCTCCTATTTTAGCAGTTATATCATTAAATTCAGAATTTATTTGATATGCAATACTTTCTCTTTCACGGTTTGCTTCGTCATGTTCCATATATAGTTTTCTTTCACCAAGTGTACAATTTCTACCTACAATAGAAAAATTAAGACAACCAGGACGTTCTTCAATATGATTTCCAGTACGACAAGGAAAAGAGCTTCCTTGAAGCCATCCTAGCATTAATTCCATTAAAGGTTTTGTTGCTTTCCAGTTGCTTGTATGTACATTTACTCCTTGGCTCCATACGTCATTACCACTACAATTATAAACAACTTTTGCTAGGTTATATGTGTGTTCACTTATTTGTTCTATAGTTTTTTCTTTATCACTACCGGTTATTAAGTATACATCATTTGTTGAACAAAATGTGTTAAAGAACGTTTTAAATTCTAAATTAATTTGTCCACGGCTTGGAGTAATTGTGCCATCTACATCGAAGATAAATTTATGCATCTTTACACACCCTTTTTCTTAGATCACTTGTACTAAACCTGTGATCACGTTTGTTAAAATGTAAATCAATTCCACGCTTGCGACATATATCTTTTCCTGTAAATTCTTTCTCTCGATATTCTTCGCCTAAGAATCTTACATTTATAGCAAACAATTCTAATATATCTATCAAATCTTGTTCAGTTTGATAGGGAACAATTTCATCAACCAAGTGTAGTGCATTTAATTGTGCATATCGTTCTACCATTGTTTGTATTGGTTTGTTTTTAGTGTCTGGTCTATCTATAGTTGGATCGCTTTGTAATCCTACAATTAAATAATCACAATTTGCTTTTGCTTCTCGCAACATACCGATATGACCGGCATGAAGTAAATCAAAAGTTGAACACGTAAATCCTACTCGCATATTAATCCCATTCAAATAAGTTGTTAAATGTTGTTTTTTGTTTTGTACTTTCTAAATCATATTTCAACACACCAATCAAGTTGTCTAGTTTGTTGTCAATAATAACTTCTTCCATTGCATCACCGTCAAATGGCAGTTCTTTAAACCAATCTGGTATGCGTAGTTCGTCTGTTGGATACGCAACACTTGTATAGCCTAACGGATTCTGTTTTAGTTTGCACACAATAACTTTCATTCCGTCTACAATCTCTTGAGAGTACTTGTCGCCATTCATACGTTTCAATGTATTCCAGTTAATACTTGCTCTTACGTGTCCGGGCATATTTGCTTTGCCTAGTTTTTCTTCAAGACGCTGATAATGTCCAATCTTGTTTGCACGTTTGGGTGAACCTTTTTCAAATCCTGGACGTTCTTTAAACTCACGTCTAAATGCACTAATACTTTCTAATAGTTCTTGTTCAGGCTTTAGCTTTAATACCATATCGAGCAAAGTTTTTAAATAGTCCTGCATAAAAACAGGAGTATCACTGCGTTTCAAGTCTAAGCCCATTGCCTTAACTTTGCCTTCTTTACCATCACTGTCTGTTCTAAAGCCTTCTAAATCGTATACACGAACTGCATAACGTTTTTTTGTAATGTATAAGCCTGTGTCTGCAACAACTTCTCTAGCCGCCGCAATTACATCGCTACGTTGCTTAGGACAATGAAATGCATTCATCATAAATGCAGGAAATGTTGTATTTGCTTGTTCACATATTTGATCATATAGGGTAATAACATTATCTTTACCCCAAGGTATAGAACCTGCTTCAACTTCTGGTTTTAGCATAGGATATGCACTAAAATACACACTATCAGTATCACCATAAATTATTGCTTTACCAACATGATCATATTCACCAGTTACAATCTTGTTTACTTCGGCACTCATATGCTTTGCAATTTGCCTGCCAGTAAGTGTTGTACTTTGTCCAATACGTTTATCAAAGAATCTACAACCTGGATTAAGAATAGCACCATACAAACTGTTCAAGTTAATTTTTTTAACAAGTTGTCTTTTGTCCCAAAAAGTAATCTCAGCTTCATTGTCTGCATCTTTTGCTTTCTTTAACATTTTTTGCAGATCTTTACGTTCACTGTACCAACGTTTCAGTAAACCTGGGACAACACCTTCTTTTTCCCAAGTAAAAACAGTACCATTTGCACTTAGCATCCATGGTTGATTATTATCAAAAATAAGTTTGTATACTTCTGCACCACTTAGTACATGACTAGTGCCATCTTCTAAATCAAATGTTAAACTAACATCTTTACGTTGCTCCATAACTGCTTCATATTCTAAACTACCAAACTTGCCTTCCCAAGCGGCCGCAAATGACTTCTTTTCTAGTGTTGTAGCATTGTGCAACATTTCATCTGTCATGTCAGGACGCAACTGTCCTATAATAGTTTCTGGAGCCATATTCATTGCACGAATCACGCTTGGATATAGACTGTTTAAGTCCATTGATCCTATCCATTCATGCACACCTTTTTTAGGATATGCAACATATGCACCTGCCGCGGCAGTCTGTCCTTCATGTTCTTTCCTATTTGGAGCAATCATACCTCTATTATGTGACTCATTAATTATTGCCTGTTCTGTAACTGCTACCGCACCCATTGTTGTTTGCAATAGCACAGTATTGTCATGTGCAATTTCGTTTGCAAGATCAATAAAACGTAGTTTCTTGTCTAGTTTATCAAGTAATGCAACATCTTGTCTATTATATTCAATAAACTTTTTAAAGTCATTGTTGTAAAGTTGATCAAGTGTACCTTCATACACTGTTTTGTTTTCACCAACTTCCAATTCACCAATAGCATCTAGTCTGTATGTATGTCGTTCTTCATATGTATACTTGCGATACAGTTCAAGATAGTCCATATGCACACGACCAATAGTATCAAATGTTTCAGCAGTTTTACCATACTTTTCAAACTCACGTCTTTTAGGAAGTTGCTTCCACAAACAAAAACGTCTTGTGTCATCTTTGCTTAATACTCGTGAAACACGATTTACAGTATAAGGAATATCATAACCTTCACTATTCCATCCACTCATAATATCTGCATCTTCTAAAATATCAAGAAATGCTTGTAGCATATCGCCTTCTTTTTCATACAAGTATGTATTACTAAAATTAGAACACTCTGCTTGTGCTTGTTCCATAGTAAGTGTCTTTGGCGGCATAGCAAATGTTATTAATGCATCTAACCATTGTAAATGCACAGTAATAGCAGTAATAGGCATAAAAGGATCACTAGGATCTGCAAATCCACGCTCTGGATCAAAATCAGTTTCGATATCAAAAAATGCAACATTCATTTTTGGTGCATCTTGATTTAAATAATGTTCACTCAAGCATTGGAATATTGGATTTACATCAGACTCAAACATTTTCTTGCCTTTGTTTATAGCAAGTTCTTTACGAAAGTCTTTTGTATTTTTACATACAATACGTGTTAATGGATCTCCATATATGCTTTTATGCTTGCCTTTAACATCTTCATAATAAAATGTATACTTGGCCTGGTATTCTTGATAATGACGTTTGCCATCTCGACGTTCTACAGCTCTAATAATATCTGCATCTCTATCAAAAAAAGCATCTACGTATGGCATTTAATCTCCTTTACCTTCTTTTATTATAACACGAATAGTTGTATTAAAGCAAGTGAATTCATCATCACAAACCATGCACACAATATTATTGCAAAAAATGCTTTGCGTATTACTGTGCTTATAACTCCTAATATACTACCAGCTAGATATAAAGGAATGAATATTTCTGTTGCTGGATCTAAAACTGTGAAAGTTAAAACAGCAGAAGCAGTAAGTAATAATACTGTTTCAACCATTTCACAATAAAAAGCAAAAGGAGAGAGTCGATGCGATTCGATTATAAAATCTTTTATTTTTCCAACTCTATCTGATCTATAAACACGTTTCATGCTTTATCTGCACCAACAGTTGTTACCATTGTTTCTAAATCATCATATTCTTCGGAAACACGTTCCCAATCACCTTTTTGTGCAATCTTTATTGCTTTGTTAATAAGAGAAGGCTTAACATCAAGTTCTTCAGCTACTGCTTTTATAGTTTCTTTCAAACTACCTTGTAGGTCTTCTACTTCTTGTAATACAGTAACACCTTCTTTTACAAGTCGTTCTAATTTTGCCTTTTCTTCTGGCCCATATGTCCTATCACTCATATCCTGCTCCTTTATTATTATTTCTTATTATATACGACTTTTTACAATAAGTCAAGACTCAAATGCACCAGGAGAATCAATTTGGATAGTTTCAAAGCCTTTCAAATCTTGTTTATAAGAATATATATCACCTAAGATGAGATAATCAAAACCTTTTGATTTGAAATATGCACATTCGCTACGTAAAGATTTGTAACCTAACTTTAAATTAGGATTATCATAGTTCCAAGCAAATTGATCAGCATGGACAGTTTTTTTACTTGGATATGTATAATAAGAACTCCATGCTACTAATTTTTCATTATCATAGTAACCAATTGTAGTTCCGTGATCCCAATCCTCTCTAAATATTGGAT